CAAGAACGAGTCATAAAGAAAGGTGAAATAATGAGAGCGATTATAATCGAAGAAGAACGGTTCACTGAAATTTTAGATATACTAAGATATGAAAGTGAACGCATGGCTAATGATAGTAGACTTCGCGGAAGTATATCTCCGCAAGTATGGTCTGCTGCTGTTAATGATGTACATCGTAACTTTCACTTTCATTTGGTTCGCTGGATGCAAAGCCACGGAGCATCTGGAACTAAAAGATAATAGCAAAATCATAGCTAAATAGTGCTTGCGTACTTATTATTAATGCAAGCACTATTTTATCTACACATAAAACAAACTAATATATTTTTCATTCCTTTTTATCTTCTTCTTTTTTATTAAGACCAAAGTATTTCCCTATCTTATCTGCTATATCGTCATCGCTCGTCCACGGAGTCCAAGTAGTAAATTTCTTGATAAGATAAACAACGGCACCACCAAACATAAAAACCATTATCAAAAAGTCTTTTCTGATTATATCTAATATCGACATAATACTTACATCAGAAAACCAATATAAAATTTCTTTCCATTCCATAATTACTCCTTATTGTGTATACATATAGGAGAATTATATATTCCTATTCTATCAAATTCTCCAGGGCGTAAAGCATATCCGCCTGTAAGTTCTTCTGTAATTAATCCAGTTCTAACAATCGAAATATGCCAGCCTTCAGAGCAGAAGATATCTTTATCATCAAGTTTTACTGGTCTTCTTGCATTACGAATTAGGTTTATATAATCATAATGTTTGCCTTCAAGTTTCTTTGCTTGTTGCACTATCTTTAATCTATAGTCTTTGTATTCTTCTTTTAATTGAAGCCAATAAACAGTACCATTATATCCACTAACAACATCAGAAAGATAAGATAAATGAAAACCGTTCTTATCTGCTTCCCAAATATATCTTCTTTCTTCGTTATCTCCTACAAGCTGCATCAAAGCAACACCGGCAGTATGGCTAACATTTTTCCCAGTAAACATTCTAATTGCAAAACCAACTAAAGTGTCTGGAGCAAACTCTATTAAATCTGCGTGGCCAAATTGGCTTTGATATTTGTAGTATAGGTCCATATTAATTACATACCCATTCGCAGTATTTGTGCTAACGTGATCTTTGGTGCGGACGAATTGCAATTTGCAGGGAAATTCCAAGTTACACTTTCTGGATTTTCAGATGTCATTATCTCTATTTTTTTAGTATAATAATACAACAAAACAGTATTTTTAATCCAATCAAAAATAGATTTACAAGCTGCTCGCTGTTGGTTGTTACTATCTGGATCAACAAAAATTGCCTGTAAAGTAATTTGAGTAGGCTGTGGAAAATCACAAGCAACAAAAATATAAGAATGCATATTAAATTCTAAGCGCTTCCAAGCATTCTCTCTTCTTTTCCCAATAGGAATTTCAGATTGTGAATTGACAGAAGAAAAAGAACTACCATTATATCTCCATCCAATATTGCAAGCTTGTCTATCTTGAATGACAACAGCATTGTTTGGACGCTCATTAATACTATTAATTATTCCTATGTTTGTTACTATATTGTTTTTGTCTAATACTGCTACTTTAAGCATTAGTTATAATACTCCTCAACAATAATTACTCCTTGAAAACCATTGCCACCAGAATAATTATCAGAAGCATCTCTTGAAAATGCAGCACCGCCGCCTTCTCCGTATGCTGTTGCGTTTTCTCCATTGTCGTCAAGCTTTGGCAATTTACCACCACCAATAACAGGACAACATCCAGATACAGGAATACCAGCTATATATCCACCAACAATAGATCGCCCATGAGACGGAAGACCTCTTCCGTTAATGTCGCCACCAGAGCCAGCCCCTGGAGAAGCAGCAGTACCATTCCCAACTTGATTACCAGCAAAACCAGTATGACCAAGTCCTAACCCGCCTCCAGTAGCAGATAGAGAAATACTACCACCAGCAAAAGAAGTGCTACCACCTGCTGACCCTGCATTGTCTCCAGAAGCACCGCCAGCGCCGCCAGCGCCAATTGTATAAGTGTATGAACTTGCTGGACTTGTTATCAATTTACGACACCATCCACCACCACCGCCAGCAGCACTTGCAGCAGAAGTACTTGCTCCTTGGCCATCAATTCCACCGGCGCCACCACCTGCGCCAATGACCGTTACCATTAAACGAGTACAACCAGAAGGAACGCTATATGTAGCAGCAACGCCAGAAGTCAATACAGATATAGTCCTTAAACCAGAAGAAGCTCTAATTGCCGCTTCATCATCAATCAAGTTTGAAATAGCTGTATACAATTGATCTCTTGTGTCTGTAGTTGCTACTTTAAGAGTTTCCCCTCCTTCTTCTATTACTTTGATTATTTCTTCTTGAACAGAATTAAGCCAATCTTCTTCAACTCTTGTGCCTGGAGGACCATCAATAAACATTCCTCCACTATTATTTTCACCTTCTGTTCTATGCATATATTGTCTCCACTTTAAATCAAACTATGGTAAGATAACCTTGCATCTATCAAAGCTGTAATTGCTGCTGATAGTTGATCTCTTGTTTCAGTTGTCGCTGTTTTCAATGCTAATCCTGAATCTTCTATTACTTTTGCTATTTCTTCTTGAACAGCATTTAGCCAATCTTCTTCGACGCAAGTTGCAGGAGGGCCGTTGGTAAACATTCCTAAATTATGATTTGTTCCTTCTGTTCTATGCATATATTGTCTCCTTTTAAAAAACTATTAAGAACCGACAACACTCCAATCAGGCTCAAAGCGATAGATACCATTTGCTTCATTTTCTACAACACCAATGATCTTTACGCTTGTAGTAATTGTAACAGAAATACTACCACCGGCAACAGAAGCTAAATAGACTGGCTGACCGAGAAAACCACTGAATATGCCGCTGTATGCGCTTTTAAAGATCAATCCTCTTCTAAGCAGAATACCGCTATCACCACTTGTAATGTTGCTCATTGCAGCAGCAAGCAAGCAATTCTTTGGGTTGGAAATAACATCAGCATTTTTCCAAGTACCAGAGATAGTCATATAAAGAATATTGCCAAAGCTAATATTGCTGTCTACTACTTGACTATAAATCTTCCATCCTCTGCCGCCTTCTGCCGTAAGTTGAGCAGTAGCTGGCTGGCTCCTGAAATCGCCTTCATAAGCAAATTCAGAGTTCATTAGAGTTACAACAAAATCTCTTAAATCTTGAGCACTAATCTGCCCTGTTACATTGTCTGCGAACAAAGCTAAAATTGCTGCTCTCGTGCGTTGCGTATCGGCCATTGTTAGTTTTCCTTTCTATAATGGTTTGTAGAATGCTTCATCAAATGCTGGTTTATCAAATTCACCACCGCCATAATATGCAGTGAAAGAATTATCAAAACTTCTATCAAATGCTCCTTGCAACCAAGCTTGATCACTTGATGGCAGAGAATTAAAAGCACCACTAAATGCTGCTGAGTATTCTGGACCAAAGTATTCAAAAATAATAATCGTATGCGCTGGCTTGTGTTTATTTAAAACACATTGTTGCTCTACTGTTCCAGCAACAACAGATAACATATCTCCACACTGACTGCTACCACTTGTAAAGTAAATCCAATCATCTGGATTTATATAAGTGTTTACTTGCCAATAAAATATATTAGATTGATTTCCACACCCTTCTCCTGAAACACCTAACCCGCACCAGAATGGCTTAAATTCTGTAATAGTAATGGTAAAGCCTAAATCTTCTGCAAGATCAATATAGGCTTGTTTATTTAACCCCCCTTCTGAAACAAATTTAGCGAAAGCAGTTGATCTTCTTTCTGTAATTGTACTACTAACAGAAGAACATTCATCCGGCAAACCTAAATCTCTTTCATGATCTGTAAGAAGATCATAAGTTTTTCTTGTGTCTCTTTCTATAAGAAGATCGCCACTTCTTATATCTATTCTTGTAAGTTCTTCGGCGTGAGCATTTGATAGTTTATAGAGAACACTATTTACATCTCTGGACCATGCTCTACCACGAGGGAACAAGCTTAGAAACATTTTTAAATATTCGGAAACTGAATATGCCATTAATAGTCTCCAAAAGTAATTGTGCCAAGAGCATGTATTTGATTGGTAAGTGTAGTAACATCAGCAACAGGCAGTACAAGAGAAAAGTATTCAAGGTCGGA